TCGCTCTGCTGAGCGTTGAGCTGCTTCATGCGCTCGCGAGTTGCCTTGAGCGCCCGGGCCGTCGCGTCGCTGCCTTGCATGATGCGACGCAGGGGCGCGGTGGCTCTGTCGATCGCGCTGAGCAGCACGCGCAGCTGCAGGTCATTCGCCATCGGCTGAACTCCGTACCCGGGCGCGCTCGCGCCATTCCATCAGTTCGGTGAGCGAGAGCCGGTCCATATGGTCCGGCGCCCAGTGAAACGTCACGGCCAGGTCGGCCATGGCGTTTTCTACGCGATCAGGGAGGCTGCCGCCTTCGCCCGCTTCTGCAGCAAAAAACCGGCGATCACCTGGCCGCAGGCGAGCAGGTCGGCCGGGTCCATGCCGGCGGCCTCGGGCTCGGTGATGGTCGGCTGGCTGATGCGCGGCAGGATTTTGATGGTCGCAGCCACGTCGAACTGCAGCAGGTCGAGCAGGTGCAGGCCGCGCAGTTCGCCAGAGGAGGGCTTGCGCAGAGTGAGGGTGTTGATGATTTGCTCCCCGCGCTTGATGGGCTGGTCGAGGACTACGAAGTTGTCGGTGATGGTCTGGTGTTCGGCCGGCGTTGCGGTGTTTTTTTCGTTTTTCATGGGTTCGGTATCCAAGGGGGAAAGAAACCGCCGGCCGGGCCGGCGGGAAGGGATTACAGGCCGATGGCCTTGCGCTGTGCCTCGAGCAGGTCCTTGCCGTTGACCTTCTCGACGAAGTTCAGCAGGTCGATCTCGATGACTTCCTCGCCGTTGACGACGAGCTTGTAGTAGCTGCAGGTGGTGGTGATCTTGTGCTCGGTGTCTTCGCCGGGCTGGGCGTCACCCATTTCGATGGTCTCGTGCCGGCCGCGAACGACGATTTCGACGGACGTGACCGCGCCGGTATCGTCCTGCTGGTAGGCGCCGGCGAAACGCAGCATCACGCCGCTGGCGCTGACTGCGCCGTACTGCTTGAGGACGGTCAGCTCCAGGCCCCCGACGGTCCACTCGAACTGGATGCCGTCGTCGTCGTGGCCGAGGTCGGCCTTGACCGGACCGTTCATGCCGCCCCCGCGGAAGGCCTCCATCTTGCGGGCCAGCGGGGGCAGGGTGCAGGACTTCACGAGGCCCTGGTAGCTACCGCCGTCGTTGAAGAGGTTCATGTTCTTGAGTTTGCGCGGCATGGCCATTGTGGGGCTCTCCGGGAATCAGGTGGGTCGGCTCCCCGTCCGGGGAGCGCTGGGCGTCAGGCGTTGACGCGGCTGGCGAAGTCGACGAGGTAGCTGTCGGTGATCTTCTGGAAGAAGGTCAGGTCCTCGAGCGGCGGCACCGGGGTGTAGTCGTAGGCGATGCGCAGCTTGCCGGCCTTGAGCGTGTCCTTGTCGTTCATGCTGGGGTCGTACCAGGCCTGGGCATCGATGATCAGGCCGAGCCCCTTGAGTTCGCGGAACTTGGCGTTCACGCCCTCGAGGATGTCGCGCACCAGCGACGGGTGCATGGGCTTGTCGACCGCCCACATGTGCGCTTCGGCGATGGTGTCGGCCAGCACCTGGGCGGTGCGGGTGTAGTTCTCGAAGGCGAACAGCGGATCATCGCTGCAGGTGCGCGAACCCCAGAAACGGAATCCCCCTTCCTGCACGAGGGTGGTGACCTCGTTCTCGTTGAGGTAGTTGGCGTCGGTGCTGGGGCTCTGCAGGTCCCAGAACACGTCGGCGCTGATGCCGGTCACGCCGTTGACGGCGACGTTCGACAGTGTCTTGTGCCAACCGACCTCCTGATCGATCCGAGCGCGCAAGCCCAGGGCCTGGGCAACAGCTGGCGCAGGTACGGTCTGGTTGACCACGGTGCTCCAAGTCAGGAAGTCCGGCCAGATCACCATGGCTTCGCGCGCGGCGAAGTTCTCGCGGTAGGCGGTGGCCTCTTCCTTGGTCTTGCAGCCGTTGGCGGAGACGTAGGCGAAGCCGCGCAACTGCTGGGCGATGGCGATGAGTGCGGTAGCGACCGGCTGTGTATCCAGGCCCGGCACGCCGAGGATGCGCGGTACCACGCCCAAGCGGGCCTTGGCAGCGAGCAGGGCCTTCATGCCGGTGTACTTGCCTTCGGCGCTGACGCCGCCGATGACGGCGCTATTGGTCGCGGCTTCATCCTCGCCCGGCTTCACCCGTACCACAACGGTGGCTGCGTTGGCCTGGTCGGCGATCGCCTGCAGGCTTGCGGGCAGCGTACCGCTGGTGCCTGCTTTTCCGATGGCGGCCTGCACGTTGGTGATGAGTACCGGTGTATCGAGTGGAAAGGCGGTGGCGTCTGCGTCTTCGGCGGTGGCTACCAGGCCGATGATCGCGGTGGCGATGGTGCGAATGGGGCGGGTCCCGTCATTGATCTCTTGGACCCGGACACCGTGATGGTATTGGTCAGCGGCCATGGGGTGTGCCTGTGCAGTGGTTGGATGACACTGCACAGGCTGCCGCGCGCGCGGCGATGGGGCGAGGAGGGACGCTTGTACGGCGGGAAGCTACAAGACGCCGTCTTCGATCTGGTGATAAAGCCAGTCCGGTGCTGTCGGCCTGTGCTCAGCGAGCGGAAACGCGCCGAGCTCCGGCCAGTCGCGTAGCTGGCGGCGGTATACCTGCAGCGCCTGGTACTGCTCCGCGCTGAGCGTCGTTGTACCAAACTCGAGCTCGTCGCGATGGCGCATGATCAGGGTATCCGTGTCTTTCAACTGCTGATTTCGCCAGACTCGCTCTCTTGTGGCTTGCTCCTCAACGGTGGGCGGTGGTGGCTCCTTCGTCATCGGCTGCCCATCGGGACCCGCACAGATAATCCTGCCAGCACTCTGTTCGTCCATGATCCTGGAATGAACCTCTTCGCTGACAAGAACTCCGTCTTCCGGCCAACTGCCGCTGGCCTCGTATGCTTCGCGCATGGAAACGGGGTAGAACGCCACAATGCTCGGTGAAAACATGTAGTCAGTCATGTATTTGGTGTCCTATCTCATGTGAACGGTGAATCTCCTTGCTTAGGGGACTCAGTACCCGATAGCGAAAACGTTGATGCCGAAGTTCTGCACGGTGCCGATGTACTCGGTCGTCACGATGGTGACGCTCGTCGTAGACATAGCCTTCTCCGCAACCGTAACCGTTGAGGCCGAAGTGGCTGGCCGTCCCAACTCCCTTACTGTTGGAATAACGTGCAGACACGCGTTGGGGAAAGGCGTAGGAAATGTCACGACTTTGTCCAGGAAACCCCCGGGGTGATCACCCACAGGCAAGTGGAGCCACTGGAAGATAAGTCCTGTGTCATTGTCCTTGAACCATCCATTGCCCCCTCTACTCGCGGTGGCAATAGCACCTGCTCCAATGTTGCTGCGAGCCGTCGTGGCATTGTTCGCCCCAAGGCCGCCTCGAGCCAGCGGCAGGATGCCAGACGTAATCTGGCTGGCGTCGTGGATGTGCGCCGTGGGTGGAAACGTCGCGGGCTTTCCTGGCAGCGAAGACCAGTTGTACTCCGACTTGGCCACGTAGTTGCCCGGGTTGAAGTTGCCGGAGTCCCATGCCCGGAACCATCCTCCCCAGGTTCCGTTGTATCTGCAGCGCCAGTACAGACCACCAGCGGCATAGCCACGATAGGTCTGATAGATCATCGAGGAGGTTGGAGCATGCACCGTCAAGATGCCGGCCTCGCCCACCGGATAGTTCGCGCCGTTCTGTGCGTTCGCGCTGAACGGTTGATGCCACCAGCCCGACGCAATCATTGAATCCAAGTTGACGCCGCCACCCAGTACGCCATCCGGCGCATGAGCGAACGCCCCTCCCAGATCGCAGCGGACCCAGGCTGACCACTCTCGCTTCGAAGGATCAGTCGTTGCGGGGGAGCCGTAGGCATAACGAACGTACATGTCAGCCACGCCGGCATAGCCGGTTGCGATCTGCGTCGCGTTGCCTTCGACGCTCGGGTAGAACATCGTCTGGATGTAGTAGTAGCGGCCAGCCACTGGGCCATTCGCGTGGTTGGTCAGTACCAGCGGAATGACCACCGAGTTGGGATCAACGCTGGTATGCACAGCCGTGGCCAGTCCCTGCGACACCAACGGCAAGCGCTCAAGATCGAGTCGGCCGGTAGCAATCTTCGAAGCATCCAACGCAGGAATGTCCGCTGCCGTCAGGCCACCGCCCCCCGTAACCAGCCCCTTGGCGTTAACGGTGACTTTGGGGTAGGAGCCGGCACTTACGCCCGAGTTCGCGAGCGTGACCGTTATTCCAGCGTTTGAGCTACCGTCGAACGTTGTCGAGCCGCTGGCGTCCCCACCGAGGTAGATCGTACGAGGGACGGCGAGTTTGACTGCCGTTGCAGCCTGACCAATACCGTTTCCGGTACCGCCTCTGGCAGCAGGTAAGATGCCAGAGGTGATTTTTCCGGCATCAAGGGCCGGAATATCACTCGCTACAAGCCCACTGGCTCCGGTAACCAGTCCTTTGGCGTTCACCGTGACTTTCGCGTAGGTCCCGGCGGTGACGCCGGAGTTGGCCAGCGTCAGGACTCCGTTGACGTTTGTGGCCCCATCGAACCGAGCTGACCACGTTGCATCGCCGCTCGCGCTGAGCGTGATGGGCGCTGCAAGCCGGCTGGCAGTGGCTGCGTTGCCCGTAATCGAGGCCGGTAGTAGTCCGGCCGCGTTCAGCCTGAGCAGCTTGTTCGCAGTCGGGGTAGTGACCGCCTCGCTGGCATGCAGTGCGTCAGTGATGCCGTAGCCGCCCAGCGTGGTCGGGTTGCTGCCGGCGGTGACGATGCCATTGGCGTTGACGGTGACCGCACGGTAGGTGCCGGCACCCACGCCGGAGGCTGGCAAGGCGATGGTGCGATCCGCAGACAAATCGCCACCGCCGACCAGGCCGTTGCCGGCCAGCACCTTGCGTCCCTTGAAGTCCGCGGCAACCTTCGCCGTCACCCAGTCCTGAGTGGCGTAGACGATGCCGTCGTCGATGATCAGTTCGACGTGCTCCATGCCGGATAGGATGATCTGCACGCGGATGGTCTGGGTGCGCGCGCTCCCGCTCTCGACGCTGGCCTTGAAGCTGGGCGGGCAGTTGGCGACCGCCACGAACTTCCCGTCGGCGTCCTCGAGGCCGATCTCCCGTATCCAGAATCCACCGATGGCCATCGGCAGTACCAGCTCGGCGATCAGTACGTTTGCGCTCTGCTCGGAGACGAACAGGCGGTTCAGTTGAGCACGGTAGCGCTGGCGAATCAGCTTGGTCTGAGCGGCCGAGGGGATGGGGTCAGCCGTCTCGCCGGGCGCGCCGCCGGCGTCACCGATGAGCATATGGGTGGGCTGCCACTTCTTCCCGGCTTCGCTCGCCGCGATCAGCGCTGCCGCGCCGATGTCGGTGAGCAGGCCGCCGTACTTGGGAGTCGTCATATCACTGCTTCCAGGGGCTGATTTCCAGGGTGTCGCCGTCGATCGTCGCCAGGCCGTGGCGGGCCAGGATGTCCGGCGTGATGCGCAGGTCTAGGCGGGTCAGGTGTCGGCTGACTGGGCGCACGTCGTCGAGCAGGCGCTCGAGCTCGAGCACGGTCTCCTCGTCGAGACCGTTGTCGCTGACGTCGACGGTGATTTCGAAGGTGCCGGGGATGCCGGCGGGGGTCTGTTGCCACCACTCGAGGATGTCGGTCAGAGAGCCGACGGGCTCGACCACGCGGCGCAGGGCGCTCAAGGTTCCCTTGTGGGAGTGGACGAGGTAGGCATCCCGAATGACCTGGCGCTTCACACGCTCCGGCCAGGTGCCGTCCCAGCGATCGACGGAGAACGCCCAGGCCAGGTACGGGAGAAGGGCGACCGGGCAGGTGCTGGGGTTCCACAGTTGGCGTAATGGGATCGGTACCCGTTCGATCTGCGCCAGGGCTTCGGCGGCCAGGCGCTCAAGTTCGGTGGCGTTGCGTGGGAGCAAGCTGGGCATCACTCATCCCCCAGCGTCAGCGTAATTCCGGTGCAGTAGGGTGCCTGGGCTGGTGTGGCGGCGATGTCCGACCAGTTGCTGAGCGTGACCTTGCGCACGCCTTCCACGTGGAGGGCCGCATGCACCGCCGATTCGGACACTTCCATGCCCAGGCGTCGACGCTGATGGACGTAGGCCATCAAGCGGGCCCGGGCGGCATCGAGTATCGGCTCGGACTCCGGGCCGATGGTGGCCAGGTAGAGCGTCGCGTCGACGCGGTACTCGAGCACCTGGGCGGACTGGACTTTCAGGCGATCAGCGACGGGGCGACGGTCGGCGTCGTTGAGGTAGGCGTCGACGATGGCCAGCAGGTCCGCCGGGGCGCTGCCGTTGCCCTGGGCTGCCTGTACCGTCACCACGACAACGGCGGGTGATGGGCTGACGGCCGAGGCA